ATCATAAGCTTCAGGATGATAGAATAACTCTTCCAGTCCTTCAAATCCAGGTCCTTCTTCTCCACCAGTACCAAACGCCACCATAGTTCCAAGTGTTTTAGACCCTTGTTTCATAGTTGGCATAGCTACTTCCCATGCTTTTAGTAGACCTGTAAAGGATCCTGCTTCTTCAAAGAAGATTAACTCACCTGCTTTACCACGAACTTTGTCTGGATCATCTTTTAAACTCACTGCTAGTATTTGAGATTTAAAACCTAGCGTTACATCTGCACCATTTACGTTCTTTTTGTACCCAGATTGCTTGTGCATATCTGTATCTTTAATCCTAGGTTGAGTCCAGGCTGTATTATCATCAATAAATGATAGAATATCCCATGTTTTAGACATAATACCATCACCAATCAAGTACTGTTTATCTGATGCAAATACAAAGTTCTTAGAATTACGTAAATGGTAGTAGTTTCTTGCTAGCATAGCTGCGGCTTTGTACGAATAACCTTTACGTCTAGCCTTAAGTACTACAATATGCTTGTTAGTTTTCCTAGCTTTTTCTATTGCTTGAAAGTAATCGTAATCCCCATCATAAAATGCAGGGAAAGTTCTCTCACGTTGTGAGTATTCTTCTCCAGTTACTGGGTCGATAACATCTACTACCCTATCTATAACACAATAGTTGAGATAAAAGTAATGGAACCCTGTAATGTGGACTCCATTTACCTCGTATCCGTACAAACATCTGTGTTTTTCCTCATCCCAAAACTCATAGTATCTTTTAGAGTTTTTTATTTCATCAGTGTAGTGCCCTTTGGTTAGGTAATTAGTTGATGCTGGTGAGAATAGGTGAGTATCTATAAATGTCATTATTCGCTATACTTATTTGTTACAACTCCTCCACGATTTGGATTATCTTTCTCTGCTTGTCTTTTAACCAACTCCTCTAATTTATCGAGTCCTTCAACTACATCCCCCATTTTAGATAAGTTAGCAACCAAGTCTTTTGCCTGGTAAATCAATCGTCCATTTTCATCCATTTCTGTTAGGTCAATAGTTGCAAAGTATTTTTCTAGTTTAGTTACTGAGATACGTGCAGCTTTAAGTAGTTTAATAGCATGAGTCTCAGATAACTCTTTATACTTAACCATTCCTGCTTGAAGTTTTGGGGTTATAGTAACATTAAAATCTTTAATAAGAATTTCCTGTCTTTCGTTCTCTTCGTATGTAGCATAACTAGATCTGTGGTCCACAAAATGGTAAAGAAATGCCAATTCTGTTTTAGTTAACTTACTAAATTCTGGAATTAGCAATGCATATGGAGATGGGAGAACTACGTTTTCGCTTATCGTAAGTAAATCTTTCATATAGATTTTTGTTTTTCTAATTTACGCCTAGTTTTTTCATTTAGATGAGCTATGCGCCCTTTTTTTGCATGAAATTTTCCAAAATAAGGTAGTCTAATCATTTGAAAATCAGGTTGTTTCATCATTTCAGCAACAAACTTAAACTGATGAAATACTACATCTTCTATAGCATGCAAAGACAGGTTATGTTTAGTAGCTAATTGAATGATTATTTTCTTTTCTTTTTTTGTACTCATTTACCTCTGGTAATATTAATCTTTTTACCTTCAGATCCTATTACAGTTTTAGGCCATTTATTAAGTGGACATTTTGCAGTTTGTCTTTTAGCTTTTTTAAGCATTGGACATCCACATTCTGAACACTTAAATGTATCTGTAATAGATGGACAATCATTGCAAATTTCTATGCGTTGTTTGTATTCTGCAACTGGTGTTGGAGGACAGCCTTCTGCAATATAATCCCACGTATCTATCGTGTAATTCTTAATCATCTGTAGTGTGCTCGGTTTGATCTTGTTGCTCATGTTCTTCTATTTCTATTGCGATTAATTTACCTTTGGAATCTTGTATAGTTGCAATGTAAAATGGTGCTTTATCAAACATCCAAATTACTTTGTTATCATACCTCATCAGCAATAACTGCTATTATTCTGTTCTGTTTTACTAGCATAGGATTAAGTTTATAGTTAGCTTTATCTTTTAGAATAGCTTTCTTATCCTTTAATCTTTTGACATAGTTGTTTAAAGTATTGTGATCTTTAATTTCTAGTAGCTCAGCAATTTTCTTTTTATTTGCTGCAGAACATAGATTTACTTCTGTAGTATTATCTATAAGAGCTGCAAGGACTTTAAGTTCATTTTCTGTAAGCTTAAATAGTCCGTTAAAGAAAGACAAATACTTAAATGTAGTTTGTGCTTTAATCTTGATCGGTTTCATTTGAGAAATTTATTAATTCAATTTTAGCTCGCCCATCTATTAGTCTAATTCTACAAGTTTTAGCGTGATTGTTAAACTCTTCTATGTACTCAGAGATGTTTTCCCTGGTACATAGAAAAGATAAGAATACTTCTAACTCTTTAGCAGACTTGACTAAGGCTTGTTTTGTATCTTTTACGAAGAGTTCTTGATTGCGTAACTCATCGTAATCTTTCAACGAGATTGTTACTGTGCCATCCATAAAATTTATAGATTAGTTGGACCTTGAATTTTATTAGTTGGGATTACACCAAGTACCATAAACTCATTAATAGCTGCGTATTTCTTTCCATCAACTTCAAAGAAAAATCCTTCAGCTGTTGGGTGAACGAGTATCTCGTCCCCAACTTTAACTTGAGTACATTGTGGACCACATGCTACAATAGTAGATGTAGGTTTCTTTGCTGCCATAGCAGCTCCTTCTGATAATACGATTCCGCTTTCTGTTTCTTTAACGGATGGATCTGGAACAACTACCCAATCACGGGTAGGATTAAAATTAATTGCATTCATTGTGTTAGGTATTTGAATGCAAATATAATTAAATCTTTTACATAAGAAATACTTTTACAAGAATAATTGTAGAAGTAACTGCTGTGGCAATTTGAAAAGCCCTAAGTCTATGCGTTTTAATATCTAAATCTTTTTTCAACTGTCCGATCTCTTGGTTTTGAGAATCTATTTTTTTAGATAGAGATAAAGTCTTCTCTTGAAGTCTTTCATTACTATCCATTAATGCTTGAGTTAGTCTGAAACTTTCCATTTGTTTATTATTTAAATAATTGATTTGAAGATCTTTATCCTCGATTGTCAAATATAAAAGTTTTTTTTCTTCAAGCAACTGAAGAATTTTATCTTCTTGAGATTTATTTAGTATAACCTCTCCCGATGGTGTCCTGAGTATACACTGTCCAGAGACTGTCTTTATACTTAGTATCAGCATTAGGAATAAAGTAAATAGCTTTAACGACTTCATCTTTTTTAGTTTTAATAAGGATTTGTTTTTCTTTTAATTGAATAAGATGTAAACTATCTACTAGTGCTAAAGAGTCAATTAAAAATTTAAGTTTTTGATTTTCTATTTCTAACTCTAATTTAGTATTATCTTGTTCGTTAGTAACTGGAAGTTCTGGTTCTGTAGTTTGAAAGAGTATTAATATAGTAACGACAGTTACTATCCCCATTAAAACTAATGCAATAAGTTTTTCGTATTTGTCGTTCATTGCTGTGGTTGTTTAGCTTTGATAATGTTTTCAGCTGCTGTACCTCCAAATCCTGTAAGTACTATAATGACTAACCAGTCGTAGATATAATCAGGAGTTTTAGATTCCGTTAAAGTACTAATAAAAGCTAATGCAAATAGAACAAGTAGAGTCAATGCTGATCCTACTCGTTTAAAAGAAAGATTCCCATCTGCTGAGAATATACTAGTCAGCATTTTTTTCATTTTTGTAACTTTTTATTGTATCGTTGCAATCTTCTAGTCTTTTAATTAATCTTTCTTTTTCTTCTTTATCTTTCTTCCAGTATTGGTATAGTATGTAGCCCATAGCTATAGTCATTATACCTAAAGCACCAAAATCTATTAATCTTTCAATAAGAGACTGTTCCATTAAAATTCTTTTAGTAAAGTATAAGTAAATGTTTTAAGTCCTGACTGCTTACATTTAGTAAGTAACTCATTGAACTGCTGAGGGTTATTAAGAACTTGACATCCTGCAGACCATTTGTCAATTAATTTAGATATTAACTTTTCGTTTGCTCTGTGAATGTTAATACCAAACATACCAGTTTGAGTTACTTTAGTTTCTTCAGCAATATTATCTTTATCTCCATCTCTAAACACAGTAACATTTTTACATTGTGTAAGAGCTTGATACTTACCCTGATGAAGACCTAGTTGCCATGTATTAAGATATTGCCCAGGTTTAAGAAGAGCTGCACCTTTTGGATTGAGTAAGTTTAACAACCAATGAGTCCCAGGATTAGTAGTGCAGGTATACCAACTAATTTCGTTATTATTTATAACTGCGATTAGATCATCAAACTCATTTGGTTTGTTAGCTTTAGATCTAATACCAACTAAATGAAATTGCGGAAATTCGTAGTTAAGTTTTTTGAACTCATTTTTAAGTTCTTCTATTGTATAGTTTTTCATGGTTATGCTAAAGCAAAATTAAAAAATTTAAGATTTACGTATAATCCAGATTTAATTCCTACTCCGTCAAATCCTCCTACAGGATTAGAAGCACGATCTACAGACACTCTTACTTCTCCAGTAGCAGGATTAGTATTTACTACATATGGAACTTCTACATAACTATCTATTCCAAATTCTTTACTTACAGTTAATTGTACAGATATTGCATCACATGCAAATGATAAAGTAGGAATTAAAATTGTTGTAGATCCGCTAAATGTATTAGTATACTCTAATCCTTCAACACTGCTATATATCATTCTTACACTTTCATTATCTACTTCTACTGTAAAAATAACTTCTTGATAAGGAACAGTGTAATTAAAAGTAATAGAACTATCATTTGAAACTGCAGTAGCAGTAATGTTGCTTGCACCTGTTTGAAAAACAATATTTCCTGTCAATCCTTCTACAGATGTAACAGCTCCTCCGCCTCCAGTATTAGCTAATAACTCTTCACGAATTTCATTAACATGCCAAACTTTAGCATAGTTATTTTCTAAGTCTTTAGATTTTAATTCGTTATAATTATCTTTAGTTATTCTTGCCATTAGATAAATACTTTAAATTCAAAATAAATGATTTGAGGTTGAGCTGTTCCTATAGATAAAGCAGCAGGTGTTCCTGATGTTATCCTTTGAATAGTAAATCTATATATAATATTTTCAGTAGTACTAGCAGAATTTTTAGCTATACTTAATGTGTTTACATATGTATTAAGTTGATCATCTAAATTTAAATTTCCTAAACATGAAGTGTATCTATAAATATTTCCTGGAAAATCAAAAGTTAAATTTAAGATTGCTCTACTTCCTCCATTATCTGCAATAGTAATGTTTGTATCAGGATACCCAGTATCGTTAGTAAGTATTGTTACAGTTTCAGTATTATCTGCTAAAAAATTAATATAACCTGCAACAGACTTATATCCAATTGTAGTTCCAACTAATTCGTTAACGTGCCACACTTTAGCAGGACTATTTTCAAAACCTGATTTACCAGCAGCATTGTAATTTTTTCTATTAATATTTGCCATTTTAATTTAATTTTAATTTTCTTTAATTTTAGCTCTGATAAAGAAATGTTCTTTTTCTTGCTCAGCAGCTATTACACCCATAATCCCCCGTAGTTCTTCGTAGGTAAATTCCATGATAAGGTCTTCTTGTTCATTAAAGACTTGAACTGTCCGATCAGTTACTTGAACTTGAGGAGTATAGTTATCTTCAGTATTAAGAACCTTATCCTTATTAACTAAAATTCCAGTATAGAGAATTGTAGGCATGACACAAAGTTACTTATTATTCTTAAACTTATCAGTATAATACTGATTAATTTTAATAATGGTAGTTATTGTTGCTGCAGTACATGCTAAAAACATTAAGATAATATCCATAATTTGTTGATTTTGAGTTTGTTAACTTGAATCTTAAAAAGACCCATTTATCCCCTTAGCGATTTTTTTGTTAATTAAAGAGTTTTAAGTCACTGCCGTCTTAAGCCTTCGGTGGAACATTTCTTTCAGCCTATAGTTATAACCCACCCCAGGACTTTTATCTCTTTAACATTTTTACGAACTATTGGGGACAACTCCTAATGCCTATGTCGTAATGGATTGGTTACCTATTCGTGAGCATTATTAGAACCCAACTTCTGACCCTTTACTTACCTTCTGGCCCTCAAGGGTGATCGTTAGTGTTAACGGTTCGTGCTACAAATATATGACATCATCCTTGACCTCTACTAATTTTTTTGTAATTTTTTGAAGATTTAATTTTAGAATACTTAGTCTTAGCGTGAATCCCTGGACGCTTATTTTTTGGTTTAGCTACAAATGATGTAGACGATTGTTTAATTTTTGACATTGATTTTAAGTTAATTAGTTGAATTCAAAAATAGCAATAAAGTGTGAGTTAACTACCATTAAGTTAAGAAATAGGAGTTAATGACTGATTTCTCATACTTTAATGTGATATTGAGATGGTTACAAATTGTAGCCAACTGGTTACATAATGTAACTGGTTATATAAAGGATAAAATGGTAGCTAAATGTCCCTTTAATGGGATGGTTAAAAATAAATAAATTGAAAATAAATTTTTTTTAAAATTTTTTTTAGGGGGATTAATTAAATTTTTTTGGGAAATTTTTGAAAGCGTTGTCCTACATATTCAACGACCCCCGCTAGTTCACGGATTAGGAATTCCCCTACCCATTAAACCAATTGTTATGTGGAAAAAAATGATTAGCTCAGACGGCCAATGGTGGATCCTTGAGCACAGAGAATGGACCTCAAAAGGTCCAATTGTTACCAAAACTTTCGTTAGTGTAAACGATTCAGACTTCGACAAGTGTGTTTCGTTTTGCGAAGAGAAGGGGCTTTAAGCCCTTTCTTTTTGTGTCTGCTAAGGTAATAATACTTAATAAATAGTTACCTAACTCCTTGAATATTAATTAGTTCCGAGATGAAGATCGCAAAGTTTGAATACGATCCTACTATCTCCGACCTAATAAGTGGTGTAAACTATAGTTACCTAAAAATAACTAATATTAGTTTATGCCACTTTTACTTTTTTATTAAAACAACTACAACATTATGGGAGCTAGCCGAATGGGGCGAATTCTCACTGAGGCATTGGAAGGTAAGTTTGTGTGTAATTCATGCTAAGTAAGAAGGATCGCAACCTTCGGCTTATGATAAATGTTGTAGTTATTTTTATTTTAAATCATTAACCAAACCTTATAAAACAATGGAAGAACAATTCCTTTTCTTTTACACTAACAATGGTGTAGAGTGTGTTACTAACTCTGAAATAGTAGCAATCAAACGTGCCGATGTTAATAGTCAAATCTTTAAACAACAACTATGAAAAACTTAAAAAACGTTTTTGTAGCAATGATTAGTATTCTAGTTATTGCTTGTGCCTCATTTATGTTCATTCCTACAATGGGAATGATCGTTACATTTAGTACAGACACTTACTTCACATTAATTTATGGAGCATGTGGAGTATTAAACGCTATTATTACAATAGCTTGTACATTAGGTTATGTCGCCATTGAATTCGGTGAATAAACATAACAAACAAATGAAAGTGTGATATAATGTCACGCTTTCATTTTGACTTTGGATTTACTTAAATTACATATAAATCACATGAAAAACACAATTAACAGTGGTTCTTTGGACATGATCCAAGAGAATCAAACCTTGTTACTCCAAGCTAGGAAAGTGAATGGAGGAAAAATTCAATTGGAATTTGCTGAGTTGATCAAAACATCAACTGCATCAGCTAATCCATTGTCTTTATTCAATAAGTCAGATGACAGATTCTCAACAGGAAACAAAGCACGTCGTGCATGGTTAACTGCTCAAGCATCTGATGCATCTGCAATTTTAGGACTAGATTTGTCAGACAACGGTAAATGGTCTGTCGATGGTATGGGACGTGAAGTTTTAGAATTGAACATTCTAAACCCAGTAGCTACTATCAATGGAACAGAACACAAATTGTGTTTAGAAATCGTTGAGACAATCGAGCCAACAGAATGGCAAGCTTCTAATCTACAAACCAGCGCTAAGCGTCGTGGTAAAGATGGAGCTTTCATCACTCACAAAGGCATGTACATCTTTGCTAACACACGTATCGTGTTTGACAAAGCTAATCATGTTATGTTGGAGCCAGATGCTACTGTAAAAAGTACACAAGGTATTCCAGCTGGTGTTGATGTGACAACTGGAGAGTTGTTCTAATTCCATTTCCCCTGTAACTGAGTTCAAAGCAAGGAGCGAAACCTTGCAGGGGAACTAACCTATTCTATCTATGCCATATAGATAACATAACAATTGGACCGTATAGTTAACTCCTGAGAATAGGCAGGAGGTAACTATACACTTTATTTAGTTAACTCTAGATAATAGTTACGAACTTAAAAACAAATTAAACATATGAGTAAAATGAAAAGATTGCTAGAGATTGCTAACGATCCCTATGCAAGTGATGAGTTAATGAGATTAACTAAGTTAGCAGAACAAACTAATAAACCATTCTTTAACTATCAAGGTAAACAAATACAAACTCCTGTAGCTAAAGCAATGGTAATACTAATCCAAGATCATATTAATTACGAGAATAGCTTATGAAAAGAAGAAACTTATCAGGTATTTATATCTTTGAGAAATTTGATACAGACAGACAAAGACAACCAACTTGTTTTGAAGACTGTACAAAAGAGACTCAAGATAGATGGCTAGATTCATTAGAACCAGAAGCTCTTAAAAATCTTGCTAAAAAATTAGCTAATACATTAATTGAAGTTGCAGACTTCGCTGGAATACAAGGAAGTAATGTTTCATAGTTGTATAATAAGGTTTAACCTGACAATAACGATATAAAAACAAAAGTAAAATGGAAAACAAAAAACAAAGTAGTATTGAATATTTAGGATTTGAATTAAATACTAAATTATTTTATAATATATCTCCTGAAATGTGGGAGGAAGTAAACAAGATATTTGAACAAGCCAAAGCAATGCATAAGGAGGAAATTGTTGATGCTCATGTAAATGGGAATAAAGAATATACTATTGGTGGTGGTTATGAATTAATAGCAGAGCATTACTACAACGAAAAATTTGGAGGACAAGACAATGAGTAAACAAAATAAATTATTGATAATGTTTATCTGCACCTTAATAAGTGCATTGATAGTTCCCATATTTACTCAATGGTATGAAGAAAAGACTGGTATATTTCCAGGTGCATTCTGTTTTCTTCTTTGTATTGGTGGAATTCTCTGTTATGTATTTATGTTTATGAATCAAGATGACAATGAAGAAGTGCTTTAGTTGTAACCGCAAATTCCCTTTGTTCTTTTTCTCAAAGGACAAGATGAAATACCAACGTCCTCATGACCAAGGTAGAGTAAAAGTATGTCGAATATGTTGTTATAAACGATGGAGTAAAGACATGGAAGCATGGGTGTATAACTTTGAGATTAAGAAATTTCAAAAGGTAGAGTTTAAAAGTAAATTTGAGGTATTAAAACGAGTAATTAAATGAGGAATTAAAAAATGGCAAAACCAGAAATTAACAAAGACATGGAGCAAAAGGTTATAATGCTCAATTTAATAATGTGGCTAATGCAATCTATTCATGCTATTGATGAAGTAGAAAAAGTTGGATGGTTGTATAAAAACAAAGTTAAATTCTTATGTAAACAACTAGTTGATACGATATTAAAGGAGCATGGGAAGACACTATCTGTATTGTGGGATAATACAGAAACTACCATGCCTGAGATAACAATTCATTTAGAAGAATTTACAAAGCTAATGGCACAACAGGGTTATTGGATGCTCCCTGAATTGATCCAAATGATGAAACAAGTAAAAGATGAGTATGACAGCATACGAGAAATATCTAGTGGAAACTAGTGATGACGTAAGTCAATTAGGACAAAGACTATACGCTGAAATGATGGCAGGTAACGAAGCTTCTTATGAAACATTTAGGAAGTATAGTACATTCGTACATAATAGTAACTTTGATTTATCAGATCCGATTAATCAGTTAAATGTTATGATGGTAGCTGCATGTTTATTTACAGTGTATAAAGCAGAAAAGTTAGTGCATGATACATTTAATTAATTTTAATGATTCGCTAATCGAATACGAGCATCCTAACATTAAAAAATCTGCATGGGATACAATGTTTGATTACATACATTATAGTGCTAATGTAGTATATGGTGTGGATACAGAAACATCTGGATTTAGTTTCGTTTCTAAAGATTTATTAATGTTACAGATTGGAGATAATAATCACCAATTTATTATTGATTGTCGTAATCATATTGATGACAGAGAAAAGCAATTAATTAAAATCTTTTTAGAATCAGATAACTATGTCAAGATCTTTCACAATGCTAAATTTGATTATAAGTTTCTTAAAAAGAAATTTAATGCAGCGACTGATAATATCTATGATACTTATTTAGCTGAGAAAGTACTGAACTGTGGGAAAACAGATTATGGGTACGGCCTTGGTAAAGTAGTAGAGAGATATTTAAATGTAACTCTTAACAAAGAGATACGTGGTAGATTCACAGATACAGCTTCATCTCCATTTACTATTGACCAAATAGTTTATGGTGCTAAAGATGTAGAGTATTTAGGGAAGGTAAGAGATATGCAGTTAGAATTCATTGACATACAAGGGCTCTCTAATGTTTGTAAATTAGAGATGAAGGCTACGAGAGTCTTTGCAGAGATTGAATACGAAGGTTTAATTGTGGATAAGTTAGCATGGGATAAGTTAAAGAAAATTAACGAACATGACTCAACTTTAGCATTAGCAGATCTTAGTAAACATGCTTATAACTTACCTGAACTACTAAAGTATAGAGATAATCAATTAGATATGTTTAGTCCTACTATTGAAGAAAAGACTACAATCAATTGGGATTCACCTACACAAGTACTCAAAGTATTTAAAATTTATTATCCAGAAATTGATGATGTTAATGGGAAAAAACTTAATCCTTATCGTTATAAGTCTACGTTAGTTGACTTGTACATTAAGTATAAAGAGAAATCTAAATTAGTATCAGCATTTGGAGATAATTTTAACAAATTCATAGAACAAGATGGAAAAATACACACTAATTTCCAGCAGATATTAGATACAGGACGAGTTTCATCCAGTGACCCTAATATGCAACAAATACCAGCATCTAATCTATATCGTAATTGTTTTATAGCTCCTAAAGATTATGTCTTTGTATCCTCTGACTATAGTTCTCAAGAGTTAAATGTAATTGCATATGGTAGTCAAGATCCAGTATTCTTACAAGCATTAGAATTAAATCAGGACTTACACTCAGTGTGTGCTGAATTAGTATTTGGTAAAGAATGGATTGATGCTGCAGAACCAGATTGTTCTTATATGAAATCAAAAGAAAAGTGTGAATGCAAGAAACATAACAAACTTAGAACACAAGTTAAGACAATTAATTTTGGATTGGCTTATGGTATGGGACCTAAGAAGTTATCTGAAACAATTAACTCTACACAGCAAGAAGCTAAACAGTTAATTACTAAGTACTTTAAAGCATTCCCAAGAATTGAAAAGTTTCTTAATGGTCTTGGTGAGTTTGGAAAAAAGAATGGGTACATTACAACCTTTGCTCCTTTTAAACGTAAAAGATTCTTTGATACTTGGACTCCTAAAATGTATACGGAGAAAGAGAATTTCATGGAACTTGGATCAATAGAAAGAGCAAGTAAGAACACTCCAATTCAAGGTAGTTCTGCAGATATGACTAAGTTAGCCTTAGTATATATCATGCAAAGAATTGAAGAGAGTAATTTACCTGTTAAGATTGTTATGACTGTGCATGATCAGATAGACACAATCTGTCCTAAAGAATTCGCTGAAGAGTGGAAGGTTCAAATGACAGAGTTGATGGAGAAAGCAGGAAAAGCCGTGATTAAAAACGGGCTTTTAAAATCAGATACAACAATTACTGAAAAGTGGAGTAAGTAAATTTATATGCGAACGGGTATAATTTTAACAAAAAGTTAAAAATTATATGCAATCGGGTATAAATTTTGTCACAAATGTTTGCTAAATTTGTTACTTGAGTTTATCGCTCATTACTTTTTCGTACTTGTTTGTTTTTATTTGTTTGGCTACAGGGGGACATTTTGTCCCCTTGTGGTTTTTGTATTGTAATCTCTAAACCAAATAATATGTTTAATTTACAAACAGTCGATCTGACGTTGCCTTATCTCGAACATGCTAAAGAATGCTTTGCATGTGGTACTAACTATTATACATTTGGAACTCCATTACCTGTTGCAGGGTTGTGTTCAAGATGTAATGCTGAACTAATTACTATGTCAAAAGAAGATGAACTATTTAACGAACAAACCAATGAGAGAAATTTTGAACTTTGAACCAATTGATGTAGATTTGTCTTGGCCTAAACAGAAACCTCAAATACAGAGTTCTGTTTATCCAGACAGAGAATACAGTTTTAATGAAATTGCTGAAACAATAGCAATAGGTAGTAAGCAAACTAATTTAGAACGTATTCAAAACACAATGAAACCATTTAAAACTAATACATTAATAGCATTAAAGACTTATGAGTAATCTACCAGCAGGTGCAGAAAACGATCCATACGCAC